TGAACAACAAGTTTGAAACAACGATACGAAACCGCGTAAACAGCCGCAAGACCCCGATAATAATTATTATGCAAAGGTTGGACGAAGACGACCTTTGCGGTTATCTGCAACGCCTTGAACCGGACGAATGGACGGTATTAAGCCTTCCGGTAATAGAAACGGGCGAAGACGGAAAAGAACACGCGTTATGGGAGTTCAAGCATACACTACAAGAACTCTATAACCTTCGCGAGAAGAACGTTTACGTTTTTGATACCCAGTACATGCAGAACCCGACACCATTAACCGGGCTTATGTACGAACGTGAATTTAAGACTTACGAGGTACAGCCCGTTACCCGGAAGCGAAAGATTAAAGCTTACATAGATACGGCAGATACGGGCGCGGACTTTCTTTGCTGTATTATTTACCTTGAAACGGAAATAGGAAACTTCATAATTGACGTGTACTATACACAGGCAGCAATGGAAACAACCGAACCGGAAACAGCGCGCAGGCTTACCAAGTACAAGGTAGAAGAAGCAATAATAGAAAGCAACAATGGCGGGCGCGGCTTTTCCCGGAACGTTGAAGCGCAATGCCGCATATTAGGCAACCGGGAAACTTCCTTTACGTGGTTCCACCAATCAGAAAACAAGGAAGTGCGCATATTCAACCACTCGGCGGAAGTGCAGAACCTTACTTACTTCCCGAAAGGTTGGGAACATCTTTTCCCGCAGTTCTATAAAGCGATAACCCAATACAAGAAGACCGGAAAGAACGCACACGACGACGCGCCGGACGCATTGACGGGAACGATAGAGAAACGCGGAAGCCAGCCCCAAAAACTTAATAGAATATTTCGATAACTTAAAAATTTACAGCTATGACAATAGAAGAACTATTACAAAGCGAAGACATTAGCAAAGTCGTTAGTGAATTGAGAAACGGACGTTTGAGCGTAGAACCGAACACAAAGGAACACGTCGCGCAGTACGACCCTAAGATGCACGATATAAATGACACGCAAAAGCGACCGGACAAACTTGTAGTAATTGATAAGGACAGCGACGAATACGGCGAAGTCAAAAACGTGAACCCGAACGTAGAACAGACTACGGAACAAGGGTTTAGAATAGAACCCGTAGCGCGTATAGCATTGGCTATTCAAAAGTTGATAGTAAAACGTGCCGTAGCTTTCACGTTCGGAAACCCGGTTACTTACGGAAGTAACCCGGAAGGGGAAGACGAAAAAGCTCTTTTGAAGGCTATAAACCGAGCCTTCCACGACGTTAAGGAAAAGACACTTAACAGGCGGATAGCGCGAAGCCTTTACAGCATGACAGAAGTAGCCGAACTTTGGTATCCGGTAGAAGTGCCTGAACACGAAACCTACGGCTTCAAAACTACGAAAAAATTTAAGGTAGCCATATTCAGCCCGATGTTTGGCGATAGGCTTTACCCCTACTTTGACGACACGCGCGATATGGTTGCGTTTAGTCGCCAATTTACGCGCAAAGACCGGGATATGATTACACGTACCTACTTTGAAACCTATACGAAAGACAAACATTATTTATGGTGTTGCGACGGTTTGGACGGGGAAGTAGCGGGTAAAAAATGGACTCTGGTAGAAGGCTTCCCGAAAGAATTAACAATAGGAAAGATACCCGTTATTTATGCCTGCCAGCCACAAGTAGAATGGGAAGACGTTCAAAGCCTTATAGACCGATTGGAAAAGCTGCTTTCCAACTTCGCCGACACGAACGACTACCACGCCAGCCCTAAGATTTTCGTACAAGGAAAGGTTATAGGATTTACCCGGAAAGGGGAAGCTGGGGCTATCATTGAAGGGGAAAACGGGGCTACCGCGCAATATTTGGCATGGCAAAACGCGCCCGAAAGTGTTAAGCTGGAAATAGAAACGCTCCTGCGCATGATTTACACCATTACGCAAACGCCCGACATTTCGTTTGATACCGTCAAAGGAATAGGTGCTATTTCCGGCGTAGCCTTACAACTCCTTTTCATGGACGCACATTTAAAGGTGCAGGATAAAAGCGAAATATTTTCAGACTATTTGCAGCGAAGGGTAAATGTACTAAAAGCCTTCTTCAAACAAGCGCATTTGGAATGGTCTAAGGCTTGCGACAATTTAATAATAGAACCCGAAATAGTACCTTACATCATCGAAGACGAACTTAGTAAGATAAACATTCTTACATCAGCAAACGGAAACAAGCAGATTGCATGCCGACGCGCCACTATTCAGCGTTTGGGATGGGCGGATAACGTGGACGAAGAAGAAAAGGCTATAATTAACGAAGAAGATCGGGAAAATAGCTATTATCAGAACGAACCGACTATTTAGCTTTAGCTACGTATTAAAATAATACGCTTTTCTTTGATTTGTGCGCGTTTCTACCTTTCGGACATACAAACTAACGCAAAAGGAAAGAAACGCGCTTAAACGCGATTTTTCAAGAAAATAACTATGGCAAAAGAAAACCAGCTTATAATACAGCTTCGTGGATTTGACGCGAAACACTACACAAGAACCGAACGCTACGCAAAGCAAGTAGCCAAGCTATACCAAACGGCGGCGGATGAATTTGCCAGCCTTGCGGGAAAGATTAACCTTCCGACTGGTGGAACGTTTAACTTTGACGACTTCCCGAAAGCCAAGAAGCAGGCGCGCGGCATTGTTACCCGACTTGCCGGAAAGATTGAAGCCGTAGTTACTTCCGGGCAACGCTCCGAATGGCTG